GCAAGGACTTTTCGTTGGAATTGCAACGTTTTATCCACGCAACATTTTGTCACAAAACTGTCACAGTGTGACAGTTTTTTGTCACACTTCCCGAAATTTGAACACGCAACACTCAAATTTGAACACGCAACATTTTTCGACGAACTTTACTTTTGTCACATTAGTAACAAAGTTGTGTGTTTGATTTCAAAATGTTGCGTGTTCAAACTGTCACAAGTTTCGTGTTCAAATCCGAAAAGTTTCGTGTTCAAATCCGAAAAGTTTCGTGTTCAAATCCGAAAAGTTTCGTGTTCAAATCCGAAAAGTTTCGTGTTCAAACCATCGCAAGTCACCTCCAAAACTCGTCTGCGAAGACCAACTCGTTGAACTTCCTCTTCCGCTTCAGACACTTCTTGATGTTCAAATCGATCGAAGATTCACTCGCCAAGAAGTAGTACCAGAGATTTGTGAAGGGTGTATTGAGACGATCGATCCTTCCCTCGCACTGCTCCATCACCTTCCACGAATAGTTCAGAGAGTAGAACACAACCGTGTCTGTTACAGTACAGTTCCACGCCTCCGCCCCAGCAGAGTACTGCACGAGATACACCCACCGCTCTCCACTCGGGATCTCTTCATGCTTATGTCCGTTCCACTCCTTAACCTCACACGTGTCAGACAACTCACGCAAAGCTTCCAACTCGTAGTCGAAGTTGTAGAAAACGATCAACCGCGAGCGCTTCTTCAAGATACTCCGAACCGCCTTCAGGCGATCCCTATCCTGATTCACACACCTCCGCAAAACATAGCAGAGACTTCCTGCGCTCACAATCGGCTCGTCCTTGTAAGGGTCCCAACGGTTCTTCATGATCCTGTCATACTCATTCACACGATACCTCACCGGCACGTGAATACGATTCCTGACAGTGTGTCTTGCCGCTGGCATGTCCACCAAAATCTTTCTCCTCAATCTCTCGAGACGTGGAATTCCTACAAAGCGTTTCACCTTTGGATACTTAGCAAAGCGATCCCAGACGACATGCTCCTCGTAAAACTCGCTCTTGTTCCTAAAGAACCCGTTCGCAAGAAATAGAGGCACGTAGTCCATCCAAGTATCCCCAGGCGTAGCACTCAGCAAGATCCATCGGTTGTGTTTAGCGATCTTGAGAAATGCCTTCACCCACTTCCCAGAGCCTACAACTCGCTGTTCGTCGAAGATAAACACAGCATCACGAGCATCAGAATACTTAGAAATATTGTTCCAAGAATCAACGGTAATTCCTTCCATATCAGAGCCCGCCATAGCGAACTCACCGACCCAATCGAGACTGTCACGTTTCCGTGCAGTTGTGATGACAAAGATACCCCCTGTATTGGGCTGTTTAAGGGCCCAGGAAGCGCCTGTGAGCGACTTTCCGGACCCAACCCCACCTAAGAGTACTTTGCCACTTTTCAGGCGCTCTAAGGCCTGTTCCTGATGAGGATGTAGCTTAGCCATCAGTCCTCCAAACGACTACAGAATTCGTCAAAATCATCCTCGACCGCTGTAAGGATCGCTTCATCCCTCCGTGTAAATGACCGCCGTGCATACTTACGATCCCCTTCCACAAGATTCTGGATAGAGTTGTCATCGCAGTCTCCGTTCTTATGACAGACAACCAGACCCCTCCGTGCCGGTCCACCATGGAAAGCCTCAAAGACGATTGACGCAACCGTCTTCGTGATGACCTTACCTTGGTAGCGGAATCGGATGTAACTACCTCCTCGGTCTTTCCTCACGCGAATCTCTCGCTCAGAGTTGGTCAGACGAACCCTTCCATCAGAGCTCGCCTGCAGATTTTGGTACTCGTAGTGTGTAATCCATCGCATTTCATGCTCCTTCGTTGTTGAAAAAAAAGAACCCGTGTGGACCTTGAAGAGCCATGACAGCCCCTCAAGGTCCACTAAGGATTTCTACTCGTTCGTCACGACGCGGTTGTAATTCGCCATTTCGGCCATGGCAACCTTCAGGTCCCGCTCACTCTCAAAGAAATCGAACGGAGTTCCGTCATCCGTGACTACGAGCCACTGTTCATGTGGCTTAGTGCAGATATGCCAGAGGCCGTCAGGCCCCCAGATCTCAACGACACTAACCACAACACGGTGACCCTTCCAGGTCTTGGTCATGGAAATACTCCAGTCCTCGGGCAAGCGACGACCAATGTCATCGAAGTCCAAGAGAGAGTATGCAGAGTACGGATGGTAGGGGAAAATGTAACGAACGGACATGGGATTAACCCTTCTTGTTGTAGAATTCCTTGAGTTTGCCAAGGGAGGAGACATAGAAATGTCCTTCATCCTTGACGATGAGATCACCCTTGTGGGCAACCTCGTCATTGACGTAGATCTCGACTACACGAGGTCCGCCTGGAGTGACAGTGAGTACTCCACCCTGGCCAACCCAGTCGACGAGTTCTAAAAAGTCTTCGGATGTCACAGTAGCAACATCCACACCAGTGGTCTTCTTGATCCAGGTCTCAGTCTTCAGAGGCATTTAGATCACATCGGTCCTGCGGGAGAAGCGGACAGAGAATCCTGCTTGTAGCCCTTCATGAGCTCACGGAATGCCGCGGAGCCTTCAGGGACTACTTGCAGATAGTCGGGAGAACCCAGAACATTCAGAACGAATGCGTCACGGTTGTTCTCAACGCCGTTCAGAAGATCAGTCCAACCCTTGGGACCGCGAGGATACCAGGTTGCGAAGACGACATCCTTCGGATTTGTCGTCTCGATTCGACGATCGCCGATATAGACGTTGATGCGGTACTCGAGCTTCGAGCCCTTATCCATCTCCATTCGGTACGAGACATCGTAACCGATTCCGTCTTCATTGGTGTTTGGCTCACCGTTGAAGATCGTCTTGACAGTCTGTTCCCGGAACAGCGGGACAGTCACAGTTCCATCGTCAAGTTCCTTGACCTGATTCAGGATCGTGTACTCCATTGACATAGAACCTCCTACAGTTCAATCAGTTGGTCAACGTCGGCACTCCAAATTCGGATAATGCCATTGTTTGCCACTTGCGTTTCGCAAGCGACCTCCAGCTCATCAAGATAGTCCATGATAAACTGGAAGGCTTCATCGCGTCTCGAGATCTCCGTAACGAGCTGCGAACTCGTCAGCCTCGATGGTGATGTACGCGGTCTTCAGGTAGTTGCTGAAGCCCGTATTGCCGTTCACGTCGTAGTAGACAGGTGTGATGACCAGATCCGCTCGGACAATATCCGCAGAGTCCAGAACCCCAACCGTGTCTTCTGACAGCAGGGTCTTGGTGTTACCCTCGACGAGGAAGATCTTCGGGGGCTTGATGTCGTAACGGACCTTGACCGAAATGAACGGGCGCTCAGGATCCGGGAAACCGTCCGCATCCTTCGAGTACTTGACGTTCACCCCATCGGCCTTCAGCTGCTCTGCAAACTCCACAGGGAGCTCACACGCAAAGGTCTTAGCACCCGTGCGGTTGTACTGAGAGACGTTTCCAGAGAAATTGCGGAAGAAGATGCGCGTGTCAGAGAGGACAATGTTGTCGAGACGAGGGTTTGTCATGATTGTGTTTCCTATTCGAGTTGGATCTTGTCAGTCGGTGAAGGTCATCTGGAATGCGAGCTCCAGATATCGGTCGAGGATCGGGTCGTCCGTATGCGGAGCGGACAGACACCGGTCGATAGTCTCCCAGTCATCGCGTCGCCCCTGTGTATTGTAGGACTTACGTCGACGGATAAGTGTCGGGCGGATGTTTCCACGCTTAGATCGGATTGTGGAGAGTTCGTAGGTCTCCTTGGTGTACCGATTGTGTTTGCAGGTCTTCTTCTCAGCAATGACCTGACGAGTATTCCCGATCTTCTCGATGTCGATCGGGAAGATATGCCAACCAGAGTTGAGCCACTGAGTTCCGTCACTCAGCGTTTGGGCGTGGGTAACTGCCATTGTTTTCCCCTTTGTTGTTGTGAATGATGTTGAGTTTTCCAAATGCTCGTTCGAAGTCCATTCGGAGTGCAAAGACGGTGCCGTCACTGATGCCGAAGTCCTTCTTGAACTCATCGAGAAGATCGAGAGACTGATCTCGAAGCTTTCGGAGTTCGTTCTTCTGTTTCTTGTAATGGTCCAAGGATTGCTCCTTCTGTTTGTGTTTGAATGTTGACATTTCGTTGTAGAACGAAACCCAGAGTTCGTTCACCTCTGTTTCACTTCGGTCCGCCCAATAGGCGTTCGTCAGAGTCCATGTCACTAAGGCCACGATCAGTGCCCATAGAAATGAGTTCATGCGACAAACTCCTCGTACGGTTCGTACTGTTCTATCTGTGCGCGAGCCTTGTCGACCAGATCTTCAGAGTAATGAGTGTCGATCTCCGAGATATGGTCCAGACCAAGCACGACCTCAGCCTCCTTCCAACGATATCCCTTGGTCCCACCGACTGCGTGCTTGATCTCGCCGTCTGCGCTCTTACGCAAAGCGAGTCCACCACCGAAGTCAGGCTTGACCGGAATAAGACGCCCGACCTTTCCTACGAAATGTAGGTTGTGGTTGTCGGGATCGTCCTCGTTGAAGTCGAGGTAGATGGATGTCTGCACCGATCGGGTCTCAGCATAGTCCTCCGGTAGGATCTCCTCCTTGCTGAACAAGGATTTGAACACCACCGGATGAGCGAACTGTGCACCCGTGGCTGTCCACCCTCCACCGTGCTCTTCGTCATACTTGGCAATATAGACGGCATCGTTCACAAGGGCCATACGATCGTACGTCGATTCGTGCTCGAAATCGTAACCATATTTCTTACCGAAGTCAATGACGGCTTGGATTACCTCAGGTGTTGCGTTGGGTATCTTGATTGAGTCGGTCTTGATATGTGCAACCGTGACTCCAAGTTCCTCTTGGCAGTAGTGCTTGAGGTCGATCATGAACAAGGCTCCACGCTTAGCGACAATGTTGTCGACGTTTCGTGGATCCTTACAGGGGTTCTCGAACTTTGCGCTCGTCAGACCGTATACCGAGTTGATAACGATCTTCAGAGCGTTGGCAAGAGCCTTCGTGTCCACACCGTCCTGAATAAGAGGGACCAGCTCTCCGTTAAAGAGAGTGCCGATCTTATCCAGTTCGTTGTGCTTCACGTAGATTCGTGCCTTCTTGATATCGCTGAATCGCTCGGTGTAGGGGCCGAAGAGGTTCAACTGCTCAAGAGATGTGGGATGCATGGAAGCTACGTCCAGCAAAGCGACGTTTCGGTGAACGCCAGGCTCTGCATAGACGTAGCCACCTTCACCCGTGACTTCTCCACGGTAGGTCGACTTAAATCCGTCGAACTTGTACCCAGGGAACATCTCAGAGAGATCCGTGTAGACGAAATCCTTCTGAGGATGCTTCTCCTTGCCGAAAATGATCCGGCAAGTGTGACTGTTCGTCGAGTAGTTCTCAGTTAGACCAGAAATACGCGCCAACATCTGACGCGCAGTCCAGTCTTCTTGGAGATGCTCGAACACAGCCTCCGTGGCGTCCACATCGTTATCACAATATGAAGCCACCACATTCCAGAGCTCTTCAGGGACCGGTTGATCCCAGTCGAGATCTAGTTCCTTGTGGGGAAGACCGAGTTCGATCTCCCACTTCTTCAGAGACTGCTTCTTAGCGCTGAAGTCGTAGACATCAGTATAAGAGAGGTTGTATGCCTCAGAGAAGAAGGAGTTCGGACTCTTGTCGATGATCCTCTTCGAAGCCAGGTAGAGCTCATGGTTCGAGTAACCCAATGTGGCCGCGTAGAGGATATGGTTGTCGTAGCGCCTGTTGTTAAACCCAACGAGCTTCGCAGTGATCAGGGTCTTGACCTGCTCTGCCGTGGGGTTGATCAGACGCTGACGAGTAGGTGCTCCGCGCTTCTTGTAGCAGACTACGAACAAGTTCGGGAACACTTCGATGTCGAAGAAATAGATCTCGCCATCAGCCACTGGAGCTACAGGATCCTCAGACTCGTTCTTGAACTTCATCTGCTGGACCAGCTTCAGACAATATGCTGAGTGGTGAGTCGACTTCATAGCGAACGCGATAATGGAGTTTCTCGCATCCGTGACATCGTACACCAGACCGCTGTCGGAAGCATCGTCAAGGATCTTCTTGATGAACTCCACAGACGGCTTAGTTCCAGGATGGATCTCCTTACGAAGGTTCCTAGCAATCAGATTGCGAAGGGCTTTCTCCGACTTTACTACCTCTTGCCTAATCACTTTCGGTGACTTTCGCGGTAGGTCTTCTGGCGCATTCGAATTGACTGGTAGTCCATTCGAGACTGTGTACTTTCGTCGAAGGGCTGTCTTGCCTCGGAACCGCTTGAGTTCGATACCGGGGGCGTATTCTCTGGCGTATTCTTCTTGCGGGTTCCGAAGAACATAGTGAAGATGAATGCCGTTCCCGGAGCGAGATGTCTCCGCATAGGTTTGTGGCCACCTTGACGCTTCCACAAGGTTTCGCTCCAGCGATTTAGTGCCGGCTTGATCTTTGAGATCAAAATCGACAACAAGTACATTCTCAGGAATTCGAACATAATGTTCTCTCCTTGTATCTAGATCTTTCAGAGTTGTTGTGACGTTGTCCCAGGCCATGCTGGGCTTTCCGTCTGTCGCATACTGTGCTGGACAGTCTGCATATAGAGTGTCGATGCCACTAGGGCCATCACTCAGCTCTATCTGGTATGTCTGTCGAGGGTTCTCAGTCAGAGTCGCTTGTTCGAATTTCTCAGACTTAAAGCCCTCGTAGACATTGCGGTACTGTTTGCCGTCGATCCGCGTCCGGTCAAGGAACATCCGGAAGTAGTTCTTCAACTCTTCACGGAATCGGTGTCGCGGTAGGACGTATGAGACGTTCGCGTCATCACAATATCGCTTGTACATGTCGTACGCAGAGGGTAGTGTCACGTATTCCGCGCTGTCGAACTCGAAGTACGAATCCTCAACGAAATTGTAGAAGACGTCTGTCTTGTACATCATCTGGATCGGACGATAGTCCTTGTAGTAGTTTCGTCCGAGTCGTTTGAAGATTTTCATGCAGTGATACGCAATAGCGCCCAATTCAGTCCAGACTCCACGCATCAGGATATCGTATTCTTCAGGACTGACTCGATCGCCAGTAGGGGTGATATCGATCAGTCGACGAAGGATGCCCGACTGCGCATCCGTGATCTGCACTGGCTTGTTTGTAGCCATATACAGAAACGAATTAACCCTGGACGTGTACGCCGGCCTGTACTTCTCATTGATCTCAATCTCTTCATGTGAAATGATCGAGTTAAGAAGTGAGTTGTCGTCGATTCGACTCAGATCGCCGTCGTGTTGGAAAGCCACGATAGGATTAGTCTTAAACGCCGCCGCTGCAAACGCATTGTTAGATTTAACAAGCGAAGCAGCGTTAAAGGACGTGTAGTAGCCCTCGAAGAGCTTCATCAGAATATTGATGAGTGTAGACTTACCCGAGCCTGGCTTACCGTATAAGACGACGAATTTATCAATGGATCTAGAAGCTCCAGAGACAATTGCGCCGATAGACCATTCGATCTTAAGGCGTGCTTCGTCGTCGTACAGAGTGGATATGATCTTATCCCAAGAACTGTGATCTCCTTCCGCGAGCGCATAGGGTAGACGCTGGGTTGCGTACGTCTCCTTCCGCACTTCGGTGTTTGCAAATGTAAGGGTTTTGTCCAAAGGTCGGGCCGTATCCGGCATAGACGACAACCAGTTACGATATCCTGTCCAGCTTCTGGACCCATAATCGCTAACTAACTGGAACCGTGTACCGCCTTGGAAAGAACCTTCGATAGTCTTCGCGAACTCGATAAGTTCTTGATCTATGAGTTCGGCCACGCGAAACTCATTGGTGTTCCACAGACCAATCTCCTCGTCCCACACGGCTACGAATGAGCCTCCTTGAATGAGGATGTCCGTAGGCATTGCAACTCGAAAATCGGGGTAGATCTCTACAACCCCGTTCTTGGCGGCTCTAGACCGCGGGGTAAAGAAGTCCATGTTTCTCCCTAGATAATATACTTCTCCTGGTTGCACCACATAGTTAGCTGGTCAAACAGCGGAGTCTCATCGGGCATGATGCGCCCTCGACGACTCGGGAACAAACAACCGTGGCCAAATCGGTCGTAAGTTCGCTCGACAATAACACGAAGCTTAGCGCTAATCTCTTCGCGAGTAGTGTCGTGAGTGACGTCGAGGTTACGCATCATAACCCTGAAGGCGGAGGCAGGCGTGTCGTCCATACCTCCGATGATAGCATCCATATGCTGGGCCAGCACTACAAATACCTCGAACATGGTCGCATACATATGGTCGTCACCATCGTATCGCAGACCAGTCTCGTATTCGTAGTTGTCTCGTAGTGTCTTACCGTCGGACTCCAGGTTACCATCGAGATCGATCCACCATTCGAAGGGGATCTCATGCATGTACATACACTGATCTCGAAGGTACCCCGAGCCGACAAGTCGGAGAAGGTATTCGAAATAACCCTCTCCGTGCCTCATTCTTCGTCGTCCTCCTCCTCACCGATGCCGGGGAGATTTAGGAGGTCGTCCTCGTAAGACTCATCGTGAAGATACACGAGGTAGTCGCGTTCAAGGTTGTGGTTTCGCACCATCACCTGATCGGCAGGAGCTCCATGAGCGCCGCCCTCGTTCCGAATATCATGACCGAAGAGTTCCTCGATGGACAGACCCATACGATCGCCTTCCTCGTCAATGACGATTCCGTCGTTGTAGTAGTAGTCCAGCTCGTAGAAGTCATAGCCGATGATGCCCTGGTAGAAGGTGTCCGGGCCAAGGATCTCTATCGCTTCGCGCTTCGGACTACTGTCTTCGAGCGCTACTTTAGCAGCCTCTGATTCGGCCTCCAGAGCGGCGTTGCGCTTGTAGATGCCTTCGATGTACTTGACATTCTTTCGAAGCGCTTCGTCGTTCAGACGATCGTGCTCCTCGAGCTCCTCTTCAAGACGACGTGAGAGTCGATCCTCGATCAGGAGATATGTGGTGACTGCGCCAGCGATAGCGCCAGCCATAAATGCGAAGAACAGTTCAGATTTCATTGACGATCTCTCCATCCACGTTGAAATCCAGCAGGTAGTTCGAGATCTCGCGACGGCGAGAGTCATCGTAGAAGCGAATACGGTGCTCTTCGATGTTACCGAAGGAGATGTAGTGGTCACCGTCACCCTTCTTCCAGAGCCAGCCCACGACCTGAGAGGCAGGGGTGCGAGGGATACCAAGAGCGTCGTAGACGTCAGACAGGAAGACATACCCGCGAGTGCGGAGAACGTCGTTCATGTAGTTCAACTGCGCATAAATGTTCAGTTCAGTGATATCGTCCGAGGGATCCCAGACAGAAGCGTGCTCATCGACGATACGAGCGTAAGGCGAGTACTCAGGGAGCACAGACTCCGGGAACTCATCATCAGCCTCGAAAGGCTCATCCGTGAACACGGCGTCATTGAAGATCTTCTCCTCGATCTTCTTCATCGACTCTTCGCCGACGATCTCGGCAACCGACTTCTTGTACTTCTTGTAAGAAGCATCCAGAGCAGTGTAAGCAGCAGCGAGACCGGTAATACGCTTAGCCTGGATAGAGTGGCTCCACCAGAACGCGGCGATAGAAGCAGCACCCAGACCGATCGCAGGACCGTAGTGCTTGAGAGTCTTGGTCACGATGCGGCTGTAGCAAATAACCCGATCCTTGCGAAGGTCTTCCTCCGAGTACCGATCAGGGTACTTCTCCATGAGAGCGGGGCCGTTCTCGATGACCTCGAGCTCCTCTTCGATGAGTTCACGGTAGGTGAGGGTGGCCTTAGAAGCCAGAACCGCGGTTCCGACCAGACCAACCGTGCCGGCTGCGGTAAGAATGGTGGGCGAGTGCTTGACGACGACTCGCGCACCCTTGTGGAAAATGGACATGATAGACATGGTGAGTGTTACCCTTTCAGAGTTGTGATTGAAATATCATTGCTTGAGAGATTCGGGTTCGTCATGTGTGAGCATGAACCCGTCTCGGACTTGACGAACGTTGAACGAACCCATGTCGGTCCATCCCCAGTTATCGTCAATGAAATTTGAAGACGCCCCGATAAGGGCGTTCAGGTCTGCAAGAGAAGCCTGACCGTACTGGTCGATGAGATCACTCATACGGTCGATCACATCGTTGGCGTCAGATCGAGAATCGAAAATGATCTCGTTCCGCTCAGGCTCAGCCTGTCGTGCTGATCGCCTCTCTCGCCTTTCAGCGGGACGATCGCGTGCGGCTTTTGGGCGAGAATACCCCGAGTAATCAGAATATGAGGTCCTGGATCGAGGACGAGAATCGCCACCGTATAGCATCGATTCGATGCCTCGAGTGACGGTGTCTGCGATAAGGTTCTTGACCGTCGGGACGATGACATCCCAAAGAACCGTCTCACCGACAGAGCGAGCGTCTTCACGGATAATCTCGCCGACGACCTTTTTAGCTGTCGATTCTCGCTTGACTCGGGCCTTAGCCACGGGAGAAATCTCCTTGCGTTCCTTAGAACGGTCGGAGTTAGTAGGGTACGACCCTTCCGGTCGCATGGGTAGGGACATGGGTGCTCCTTCGAAAAAGAAAAAAACCCTAAGCCCCCTGTACGAATACAGAGGGCCTAGGGCCTGAGGTCAGACTACTTCGAGTCTTCGGAGGTCTTCCAAGATTCCTGAACAGAGTCAATGACATCCTGAGTCGTCTTGGCGACGTAGTTAGCGACACGATCTTCGACGGTCATCGACAGCGCGGTGATCCCAATAAAGCTAACGATAGGGTTAATGGGAGCACAGGCAGCGAGGACCCCACGAAGAGTCGTGCGTACAACTACGCCAGAGCAAAATGACGCAGCAATACCAGTGACGGTTGCAGCAGTGAATTCTTGAGTCTTCACGAGGGTTCCTTTCGGATAGTTTGGTGTCTCACTATACACCGAGTTATTCCTGCGTGGAACCATCCGTGATCTTTGCAGCTGCTTCGTCAGCGAGCTTCGGATCGATGTCGTGCTTGACCAGGTACTCCTTAACATCGCTCTTGGAGTTCTTCTTGGCCATCTCGAAGACCTTCTTCGGGAGAAGACCTTCGATGAACTTGCCGAGATCCAGAGAACCGTCCAGGAACTGGATGATGACCTCGTCATATGCGAGACCCTCGGTGAAGTTCCGTCGAATTTCCGGGTTCTTGACAAAGCGCTTACCGTCTTCAGAGCGCTCACCGTAGGCGGTCTCGACAATATCACGCATGAGGTTGAATGCGTCCTTGCCGTTCTCAGTCTTGGTGAGCTGAGCGATGCGCTCTGTGAGAGGAATATCCCATTCCTCCATCTCCTGAAGTTCACGGATGTTGAGGTTGAAGTAGAGATCCTCCGTGACGGTTTCACCATCGAAGTTCTCGTAAGAGACGGTCAGCTTCTGCATTGCTATGCCTTTCTAATTGGGTTGTGAAAAGAAAAAACCCTAACACCCGGTTAAGGGTGCTAGGGCTTGGGATCAGTCTTCAGTGATCTCAGGGTTCTCAGTGAGGGTAACGTTGAGGAACGTACCATCGTCGAGTTCAATCGGTCCTTCGATGTCGTTTCGGTCGATCACAATCGGATCAACATCATCGTCAGACGAAGAGGTCAGCGCGGCGGCAGCGGCCATAGCAGCAACGGTGATTGCACCGGTGATGGCGTAGGGCAGAGCCTTCACGCAGAACTTCTTGATCTTGGCGGTGTTGATCGAAATGATCGGCGAATCGTCTTCGACGGAGTTGTTGTCGTTGATGATGTTCTTGGCGTCAGACATGAGAGTTCCTTTCAGAGTTGTGAATATGTCTCATTATAGGACCTGTTTGGTTTGCGATTCAGTATTGGTACTTGAACCAATCCGTCACAGGTGCAGGCTTGAAAGCCATGAGAAGGGCAGGAGATTCGTCCGCGAGCATCGTCGGAGTGAACTCCGCTTCAATAGGTGTGCCGTTGCACCATCCGAGCTCGTCTCCCATGGAGATCTGCTCGAGTCCGAGGCACTGGTAGACCTCGTTCAGACTGACCGAGGAAATACCGTTGATCAGATCCGAGTTGATCTGGTTCAAGACCTTCTGAACCTTGGTGATAGTGGAGGGGAAAACCCTGCCGGAATAAGAGTCCGAGATCAGGACATTGTCACCCGTGATGATGACCTGCTTGTTCTCGGGACGCTCGAGGTTCTCCTCGATGACATCCTTGGCGATAGAGGCACGGGTGCTTTCGCCCTTCTTGCCGGTCAGCTCGTTGACGCGGTCCTCGTACTTCTCCAGGACATCCTGAGAGACCGTGTAAGCCGCAGCCATAGCTGCATAACGGCGCTCGCTGAGAACAGTACCGCCGATGATGGCAGCAGAGGTCGCTGCGATGGAAATAGCGGCCGGCAGGTAACACTGCCAGGTCATGCGAAGAGCATCCGTGAACTTCCACCCTCCCTCAGGGAACTCCTCGCGGAGAATATCCATCGCCTTGACATGAGCCCTGCCAGAGGTGACAGCCGTGCTGACAACCCCTGCAAGAGCTGATGCTGCGAGGATAACCTGAGAGTTGTTGCGGATGAACGCTCCAGCGAGACGTCCGTAGGACTTGAAATCGATGTTGATCATATGCTTCTCCTGTGTTGTATTATCGGTTGACGGCCCAAATGACGACCACTGCCGGGAGCAGAGTCCAAGCAGTGATCGCCGAAATGAGGTAGAAATCAGAGACCACGGTTCTTATCCTTCTTTCCCAGGTACTTCGCGAGAAGGAACCCGAGGATACCACCCGTGATCATGCGAGAGCGGAAGAGGTTGGAAATGGTGTCCCAGATCACAAGGAACCCGAGGAAGCCGAGCATGACAAAGAGGATGAAGATAAGGGTGAGCATTGTTGCTTTCCTTTCAGAGTTTGGTGTTTCGAAGGTCGTGGGTGGAGATGAAAATGGTTTCGGTGCCGATCTGTTCTTCTCGATCGACGTGGCCGCCGACCGGTACATCGCAGAAGACGAAGCAGATGTCGAAGCATTGTGCTGCACCAGTCTCGTGCAGATATGTGGGCAGGATAACAGCACGGTTGAAGACCCAAGGAAGTCCTTGGATAGGGCCTCGGAGAGTCTCGTTGTAGAGAATTCGCGTAGCGCCCGTTCGCGGATCAGTGTAGATAAAGTCGACACTACTGGTGTTATGACCCCTGACAAGATATGGGTATGTCGGGACAATGACCGTTGGCTGCAGATCGCAATCCGGGTCAACGTTCTGGATGGTGTCGACGACACTGTGAATCTTCAGAGCATCCATCGGATCGTCAACGAAGATTCCAAACCTACACCCCATGGTAACTGAGAGGGTGTTCTGGAAATTGATGAGGGGGTTGATGAGAGGCATCAGATAAGTCCGTTCACTCGGCAGACGAAAATGGGGGCCTTCTTCGAAGTCGTCTTGACAAGCATGACGGACTCCGTAGAAGTGGTGAAGAGAACGTTCACATCGAACATCTCAGGCGCGTCACTGGAAAGGAGACGAAGTGGGAGAATAACGTGTGTCGGTCCAGGCTGATCCCACTCTTCCCAAGACAGGAATCGACGAACACCTTCCTTGTCATGGAACTCGAAGTCGGGATCGGCCGTACGGATAACAGTCGAAACGACCTTTCCGTCACGGGTGAGTCGATACTTGGTTTCGTAGTCGACGATTTTGTCGTCATGCGGTATGGTCATGACAGGACGAGTTTCAATTTCGATGGATCCACCCGTGCTGTTGAACGACTTACCCATAAAGTCGGCGAGTGTACGAAGTCGAGAGTCGTCGATGTTTTTTCCGTAGACGCCCCAACCATTAGGCTTGAGTTCACGGAGAATATGGCAGACGGTGTCGAAGTCGAACACCTTGCAGCAGCGGTAGATGGAATTGGTATCGGGGATGATGGCCATGATAGCTCCTTCAGGTAGAAAAAAAAAACCTATAACCCTTGTTAGGGGTTATAGGAGGGAGAGGGTTGATCTGGGGTCAGAATCCGAACTGAGCCTTACGGATCATACGCGAGCATTCAGTGAATTCGGGGCCGTAGTAGTGCTCGAATGCCTTCTGGATGGCGAAGGTGAGGACGAGCGAAGCGGCGGCGGTTCCAAAGAAAACGCGACGTGCGGTCTTGAGGGTCATGAGAGTTCCTTTCAGAGTTGTATGTCTTCTCATTATAGACCGTGTAAATGGTGCGATCTAGTTGTGCAGCGCGTTGCAAACACTCTCCAGAAACTCGTCCAGCAGTTTGTCTTTGGGCTTCAAGTCGTCGTTCTGGATGGTCTTGTCGATGGCTTCTCGAATTTTCACAAATCGAGATTCAGCTTTCACGAGTTTATACGTCTGTCGCAAGAGTACACCGACGAGAAAACTGATAACAGCGTACAGATACATGATAAACCTTTCTGGTTGAGGGAGTGCGAAAAAACTTATAGCCCTTGTTAAGGGCTATAAGGTCGAGCTAATCAGATGTTGAAGGTTGCACGAAACTTCTCGTTAAGAGTCATCGTTTCGTCTTCTTGAACACTACGGATGAATTGGATAGTGTAACGAAGAGCGGAGCAATTTGCCTCGATTATTTCGAGGTCGTTGTTCACGATCTTGATACGGTTCCAAATCCAGACAGCGGTGCCGGAGAGGATAACGGTGAGTGTGATAGCGAGGAGGAGCATGATTGGTCCTTTCAGAGTTGATGTCTTCTCATTATAGACCAAGTCATTTGTGCGACCTACTTGAACGTCCAGAACAGGATGACGAGGACGAAGATACCAGTGAGTGCGAGGATCATGATGGTTTCCTTTCGGAGTTGGTTGTGAAAAACCTATAACCCTTGTTAGGGGTTATAGGAGTAGAGGTTACTTCTCAGAGGGGTCGGGGTTCTTGTACCATTCCGCCGCGATCTCACGCTTCAACTTATTGCCCTCTTCAACAAGGGTGTTGAGAGTAGCGATCGCGTGTTTGCGGGCTACAATGTCCTTGTAGAAATAGAGGGCGATAAGAGCAGCGTTGAGAACGGCGAGGATGATCGGTAGAACGAACATGGTGGGTCCTTTCAGAGTAGGTGTCTTCTCATTATAGGACCCGTTTTCCATGCGAACTACTTGTACAGAGCGTACCAGAGATCCTTGATGAGCTGGTCGAGGACCTCGTTCTTGTCTTCGGGCTTAGCGTTATCACAAGCCTTCTGGATCGCCGCGTAGATCTTGATGAACTGGGATTCAGTCTTGCCGATTCGCCAGAACTGCCAGACGATGATACCTGAGAGAATGGCGAAGGTAATGAGGGTGGACATGATGGATTCCTTTCGGGTTGGGTGTGTTGAGAAAAAGCTTATAGCCCTTGTTAGGGGCTATAGAGCTTTTAGAGCTTGTTTGAACTGAGGAAGTTCTTGTATGCGGCGGAGTACATGGAGAGCTGTTCTTCGCGGTACCTGCCCAGCTCTTCACGGAGGAAGCGAATCTCAATATCTTTCTTCTTGAGTTCTTCTTTCTTCTGTGTGAGCTGGAAAAAGAGGTATGCGGAAAACATGATCAGCATGAGGGCTACGATGTGCATGGGAGTTTCCTTTCAGAGTTGTATGTCTCATTAAAGGCCATGTAAATCGTGCGAAAAACTTAAGAACCCCTGTTTTTTAGGAGTCCTTAAGTTTTGGGTCTAGAGGCGGATCTTGGTGATGAAACCAACAGCCTTGGACGCAAGCGGATGCAGTTGCTCATAATTAAGCACGGCGAGGATGCCGGCAATCGAGCAGACCGCGCCTACAATGGAGTCCCCGGACGGGACCAGACGGTGGGAAACCGGTTCAGGTTTCTCGTTGATCTGGTGGATCGTCTTGAGGTTTTCAATTGCGACGGTAGTCTTTTCGTTGTCGGCTTCGAGGCCGTAGACCTGATTGATGAGGTCCTGTTCGATGTCGTCGAGGGTGAGTTTTTCATCGGACATGAGAGTTCCTTTCTGTAGATCTCATTATACCCCTAGTTTTTCTCGCGTCACATGTCGGGACTCTCTTGCACCTTCAGGACCATCGAGCCGTTGGAGAGAACGGTGTCTGTAGGCGTAGTGAGTGCCGCATATGTCTCCTTGGTGTTGGGATTGATATGCAGAACCCCGTCGGCATCGGGCTGGTAGTTCGCGGAGGAAATACCAACGAAGGCGCCCAACATCGTGTCGAACGCGAGAATCGTACCGCTGATCTCCGTGATATACGGCCAGTGCCAGAGAGCGGCAATGGTCGTGTAGAAGGTGCCGATGGCAGGGATGCCGATCAATGCGCAATACTTGAGGATGTTGTAGATCTTGTCACTCATCGTCTTCCTTTCGACGAATTGGGAGGTTGGTTACCTCCTTGAATATCTTCTCCGCGAGACCATTGCCTCCGAAGACAGCGTAGGGCGAATATAGGTACTTGACAAAGTCCTCGTACTCGTCCTTGGTCACATAACCTCGATCGAGGTACATCATACCCTGGTCGATAATCTGGTTATGCGCTAGTCCAAGCATAAGCTTGGTGGTGGCGTCATTCCTGTCGGATCTCTTGCTGAAATACAGCCAGAGACCGTTCGAGGACACGAGGGCTACCGTGATCGCGATCAGAGCTTCAGTCCATATGGTCATGACGTCCTTTCCTTCGTGTCAGCGAACAAGCGCGTAAGGCAACATGCCCATCTGCTTCGTACCGACATCCATGACGATTCCCTCGTTCCGCTTGACGCAACCGAAATAACGGCGCGACGGACGAGAGTGCAGCCACACAGCGCGGTCCTCGGGCAGGATCGGAGTCCAGCCACAACGGAATGCTGCGAACTGCTTGGTTGAAGAGGTATGCAGAGCCCACTGCTGGGCCACCCGTGCATCCACCTGTCGGCATCCGAACCAGTCCATCTCGGTGAGGAGGCAGACCTTTCGCTTAAGGTACGTGATTTCGTGGGGGCCAGCCGTGTTCATAGACTCCCAAGAAGAATCCTCGAACTTACCTTCAAAGGAGACCCAGTGCTCGAGAATATGGTCTCGACCGAAGATACGCTCGAACTTGTAGAGCTGCCACTCGTCGATGTTCCGGTAAATATGCGTATCCTGCATAGCCGGGTTCTGGTCATCGCCCTGGATATACTCTGCGATACCGACGGTCTTGTTCGGCATGATCGTCAGGTATGTAGCAGGCATGTCCTGCATTGCGGTGTTAGCGACCTCGAAGTCGACGATGGTCCAGCGGACACCGTCAGACTCCCAGTAGTCGCCGAGCCAGATATCGGTCAGAGTCCCATTAGCCACGGATGCAGCCTGCTGGGAGGTGTATCGAGAGCCCAGATTCTTGCCGCGCCAGATGGTGCGGTGCATCTGAGGGAGACTCTCGAGCATCTTGTAGACAGCGTCCTCCGCCTTGACCGTCTTGGTGCCACGGGTGCCATCCGTGATTAGGAGGTCGTCGGGGAGCAGAGTATCTGCCTTTGGATATGCGTCAAATTTTGCCATGTTCTATCCTACGATGATTCCGGTAATAACCGGGAGGTTTTGGTCTTCGGTGATGATTCGCGCACTGCCAATGCCAAGGAGATTGGTTCCGTTTCGACTGGCAGTGGTGATCCCTGTCGGCGCGTGAGACGCTACACCCGGAAGTGGAATATGCGTTTCTCCAATGTCGATCGAGAACGGATACCCAGCCTCTGCAAGGGTCAGCGGGAAATATGCCGAGGGAAGCGGATTCCGGAGTCCGGGACGGAGGATTATCGATGTCTTGGTGTTCATCCCCGAGAGTGTCGGTGTGTTCATGATGAGATCGCCGATCTCGTTGGCTTCGTCGATAGCAGTGCCACCGCTACGACGGACCGTACCGTAAGGAATGACAACCAGGATAATGTGATCTCCATTTACCCCCGGAGCCATATTGAAGCCGCCAACTACGATCTTGCCGACGTTAGGGAGCTCCCAATAATCCCCAAGGAAAATATTGTTGTACCGATGGTTGTTCAAATCTGTAACAACCGTGCCGTTAAACGTTCCCAGGTTTTCCTTACGGATGACAGTGTTGCGCTGTTCGGTATTGCCGGGACGAATAAGGTTCGCCCAGTTAAACACCACGGGGGTATTCGGAGCGACAGTCTTTCCACCCACCTTGTCAGCAGGGATGGCCCGAGTGCCCGTAGGACCGTCGATCAGAATATAGTCGCCGGCACTAAGCACGGTTGCTTTGGGGAGGTCTCGTACTCGTCCCATGTCACACCTTTCTGTAGACGATCTTGCCGAGAATGGGCTGGCCGTTTCCATCCTGGATAGAGTTACCCTGATGGTCCTCGATCGTATCGAATCGGACAGTGCCAGAAGAGTCGTCTCCCAAGCGCTGCTTCAACTCGATGATCTGAGCGGCCATAGCAGAGAGAGCATCTCCACCAAGCATACCCTGAATATCGTTCAGCAAAGCATATGCTTCGTTTCGCATGTCCTTTACTGCCGTATTATAGGCATTCCGAGCGGCATCCTTCTGTTCATTCATTGTCCGATCCCAGCGGTTGAAAATATCCGTGGCGTCGATGGTCTTGAGCGGTCCGGTAACCCAGGGAGTGTCACCCGTGCCTCCCAGATATGTGATGGCTCGATCCTCGATCTTGGTATCGCCAGCGGATCGGTAGATGTCCGCGATAGGATACTGGTAAACTCCACCGTCTCGGAGCATGGTTCGACGACGAGGAGTCGATGCTCGTTCGCCCTCAATGACACGGATGGTCGCTCGACGGTTCTGAGTACGACTGTCGACCTCGATGACTACCGTGTCGATCCGGTTTGTCAGAACGTCGGCAGGGATAGTTTCGAGACGGAGCGGAGCGTCGTTGTAGATCCAAATATGCTTGAACCAAGCTCGTCCGGAAGCCACCTCGATTGTGTTGCCGCCAGCGGGGACGACTCGGAACTGACCTCCAACGGCGTAGAAAATGCCATCGACGATCACACCATCGAAGATGGAGCCGAACTGCTCGGCGGAGTACTTCCTGTCTCCGTTAACGGAGTTGAAGAAGCCTGAAGTTACTGCCATTTTGAACCTCCTTACTTCTTGCTATCTTGTTTGAATGTGGGGTAGAACTTGACCTCGGATTGGTCATGGCTCTGAATGAATTCGATGAGGCGAGTGGGGATGTTAAACCCGTTCGAGTCTTGAATCTGGACGATGTCGCCAATACGGTAGTCTACGCCATACTGATACATAGTATGTTCCGCCGTCTCGCCGTCGAATTCGATAAGGTGTTGGTTCTCAGACAGACCAAGCTTCGTGGTGCCTTCTTCGCGGAGATTGGCACGGATCGTTGTCTCGGGAATCTTGTTGTTGTCATCATCCGTGTCTCGTACAGACGAGGCGTTGATGAAGACTTCACGCCGATTCCATCCGCCAGTAGCTCCACTAGAGACAGTCTCGTAGATTCGAGCACTACCCTCGCCAGGACCACCGACAAGGGCGACCGTCTTGAGTGTGGAAATATCGGATGCGAACCTACCTGAGATCAGGTTGTCGAACCTTGGAGAGAACACGACAAACGGATTAGTGTTCTGAGCGTAGGATCGGTCGACACCGGCTTCGAGACGAATTCTAATCTGCCCAGGACCGTCGTACAGGAACGCTATGCCGAAGTGGTGCTTCTCGAGAAGCTCGGTAACGGCCGTATAGAGGTTGTCACCCGTGTGTTGGACGTCGACCTGAATACTGGAGAGTCGGGAGTCCGAATTGTCCTCCCAAGTGAGCCAGGACATCGCACGAGCACCGTCAGACGGGGCGACCATGTTCTCCATGATCATCGTCTTGATGGTGTCGTGTAGATTGGTCCTATGACGTCGCTGACCCCAGATAATCCGACGGAACATCAGATACTCAAGAGACCGGCCGGATATGGTCATCATCGATCCTTCTTCGGAAGAAGAGTCAATGACGATCTTCTCGATCATCATGATGTGATCCGACATTGAGTTCCAGACGTAACGGCCGACTAGAACATACTTGTAGTTGTCGGCAGTCAGAGGGAGCTTGATCTTGAAGTCTCCGGCTTCGAAAAATCGATCTGTCCAGATCGCACTCTCGAAAACGTCTAGCACATGGACTTGCATGAAGTCCTCGTCGAGTACTCGGAATTCCATGTTAGATACTTTCGTATAGGTTTTCGAAGGTGAGCATTGCAGAGATGTTGTCGATTCCCTGATCCGCTCGGACTGTGATCATATTATCCCCCGGAGTCAGAAAGACCCACGCAGAGTCTTTGTCCAGAGCACTAAGGGCGTTGTAGACCTTGCCGTCTCGATATGCCTTGACATACTTGTCGCCGACACCTGAAGAGATACTGATTCGATCACCAGATCTGACCGCTGAGCCAAATATGCGTGCGATCTCGTTGGTGTCGATGTTGATCTTCGTCTGAGTCGTCGTGTTGTACAGCTTGACACCCTGAGCAGGGCCGAGGAACTGAATATCGATGACTGTCGACGCATCTGCGTCCCCTTCGTACTCGATGACCGTTTCGCCAGTCGGAGTCATCTGACCGAATATCAGTGACGGTGAGTCCGGCTGAGGATCCTGGAATACGAACTCGAAGTTCGGGGTTGCCGTGGTGAATCGAACGGTGTTCTTACCCTTGGCGGGGTCCCTCAGTCGGAAGAACGGGTTGGGGCACTTGATGGTGATGACAGCACCCTCATTCTGACTGAAAATATCGATCTCGTTCTTCTCGACATAACCAACCACGTAACTCTGCCGAGTGTCTGTGATGAAGTCGAGGATAATTTGATGCTTCACTCGGAAGAACCTGAGAAGCTTGTGACGGACTCTCTCGATGTCGTGTCCGAGGAACTGGAGGTTCAGCTCGATCTCTCGAGACTGGATGCGCGATGAGTTGAACAGGGCTCCGTCAGACGTGGCAAAGTCTACCATGTTGACAGCACCCTCGGACGGCCCGAGGCCGGAAGCACCAACAACTGCGATGCCTCCGGCCCAGGGATCCGCCAGATCCAGTTCAACACTGTCGCCCTTTTGGTTAGTGGCTACGATCGTGTGAATCATACTCTTGCTATCCTAGAGATTGAAGACTTCGTCTGCCTGTAGATCTCAGTTTCAGACAGAGCCTTCGGCGAATTGTTGTACTGGTTGAAGATGACAGTCTTTCCACTGCCATTTTGACTATCCGATTGCGAAGGTCGAGAACCGATTCCAGATGTAGCGCTCTGGACACCTCTGAAGGTTTCGGCTCCGAAGATCGAACGGAGATCGTCGGCACTCGCTTTGGCCTCTGAGAGATCAAGCACGGGCGTGATGACCGGTGAGAAGTCATCGGAGATCTCATCCATGTCAATGGACTCGACGATGTTGCGGAACTCTTTCTCAAACTCTTCAGCAGTACGTGTAACCGCGTCTACAGCGTCTACAGCGGTCTCTGTCCAACCGACTTCCAGACCCTTAGCGGCCCAGTAACCGGTCTTCTGGAAGACCCTCGAAGGAGAATGGATTTGGAGTTCCGCGTTTGCGGCTTGGACCATTGCAGCAGCTACTGCCCTGGCCCGTTCCATCAAAGCACCGCGCTGATTCGCAAGACCATCGTTCATGCCTTGTGCGATGTAGTAACCCACCTGTGTGGCGGGGCCGTACAGTGACGAAGCCATGGCTGAGAGGCCAGACGAGAGAGCGCTAGTCATGTTCATGACAAGAGACTTGATGGACGAACTGACCATACTAGTTACACGGGAAAGCGCGAGACTAATATGGGAGGCTAGTGACAACATACCAGCATAGACCATGGGTTGCCCCATACCGATTCTCGAGACGAAGGTGGTGAACATCGTCATCACGAGGGTTGTCATAGCCACTTGGACCTGAGGCGTCGCAGTAGCAATACCAGTCGAAATATTGCTAACGACGTTCGGTCCAAGACTTTGGAACATGGCACAGGCGGCCAACATCATGGGAATGCATGATGTGATAGCCGCGTTCATACCATTGAATGCCGTGGATACTGAAGAATTCAGATCCGTAGCGGTGGTTGACATCGTAGTGGCGTTTGTCGAGAAGGCAGTCACATGCGGGTTCAGAGCACCGACAGCGGTTCCCATCTTGGATACTGCGAAAGAGAAGGAACTTGCCAAGAGCGGAAGAACCACGGCTGCAGCGCCACCTGCTGCGGTCAGGACCAGCAAACCAGCGCCTGCCAGAGCAAGACCTGTGCCTAGCAACATCATACCGGGACCAGCCACTGCCGCTGCAGCACCAACGGCAGCGATTGCCGCCGTGAGCTTTGTAGTGGCCGTGACACCGATGTTTGAGCCTTGGTTGACGGCATTAACGAACCTTGGGATGGTGGCGGATAGAATTCCCATACCGACACCGGCAAGCGTCAGACCGGCGCCCATCATGAGCATTGCAGCACCAAGTGCTAGAGCCGCAGGGGCTGCTAGCAGACCGGCTACCGCGAAGAGCAGCAATCCTACTGTCATTTTGAGGATTGCAGCCCAACCCACAGCTCCTGCAGCGACCAGAGCCGCTACAAGTACGCCCATACCAACGCCTAGGATCAGAACACCGACACCGGCGAGCAAACATGCCAAGCCGATACCGACAATGGCCACTGTCAGGAGTAGAAGACCCAGAGAAGCACCTTGTGCCAGGTATGCGGCAGCGATCAGAATGCCGAGACCGATAGCCAAAGACACTAGCGCGATGGCGATGCCTTCTAGGCCGATTCCCGCCAGGATTGCCAGGCCGGTCGCCAGAGCTATGACGGCTATAGACAACATGAGCATGGCTGCGGCCCCGCCCATAGAGGTCTGAGCAAGGCTTGCAATCAGAGCGATGCCGGCCATAGCGACCAACAGTGCTCCTACCGCGACCATGACACCTTCCATGGGAAGTGTTGCCAGCTGCGAGATGGATAGTCCGACCATGTACACGGCTACCGCGGCAGCCATGAACGTGACAGCTGTAGCCACCATGTCGCCGGCGTTCGTGAAATTGGCCATGGCTATCATCAACAGACCCATGGTGGTCATAATCAAGGCAAGTGCGATACTACCCTGAATTAGTGCACCTTGGTCTAGTGAGCCCAGCGTGACGATAACGTTAGCAAGCTTTGCAACGGCCATTGCAACGCCAAAGAACGCCATACCCTTGAACGCGGACTTCACGCCCTTGTCCTCGGCGACCAACTTAGCCATGAGGGCCATAGCCACCATGATCAAGATAATCGCAGTAACACCAGCAGCCAGACTCGAGACACTCAGCGCGCCAAGCCTCTCGACAGATACACCGACCTTTTCGATAGCTATAGCGATCGTTATATATTGAAGCGCCGAGGCGAACGATGGACTGCCCATGTTGGACACTCGCATCAGGATAGCCATAGCCACCATTAGGATCAGCGTAGTGACAACACCCTGCTTCAGCGCGCCAATATCCATGGTACCGAGCTGTCCAATAACCTTGGATAGCTTATTGAGAGCCATGGCCGCGCCGATCATACCCAGAAGCGGAGCAGCCTTGATCTTAGTCTGTCCGATGACCTTAGCCATGATACCGATGGCCACATTCAGACTGATGATCGTAAGAGTTGCCGACTTCAGCTGGTCTGCTGGAATTGAGGCAATCTTGCCAACTGCTGCAGCTAGAATATACACTGCAGCGGCCATACCGACCATGAGGAGTACGTTCTTGATTGCTCCCTTACCGCCTGACATGAACCTAGCCATACCAGTAAGAGCTGCAAGAAGAACACTAACTGCGGTAGTAGATGCTGCGACAGAAGCGATCGGCACGTCAGATAGCTTCTTGGCGGCTAGAGACATCAAGAACACAGCGCCAGCCATGAGAACTATAGCTATCGCTAATTCGACAGCCTTCTTACCGTCCTTAGCCCACTTATCCATGGCAACCAGACCGCCGACCAACGCCGCTAGGGAAGCTCCCATAGCGGTGACAGCCACAGCCAGATTGGTCATTGGTACGAGCGACAATACGAACAGCGCAGCAGCCAAGAAGAGGATTGACATTGCAACCTTCTTCAAAGCGTCTGCCTTGATAGATGTCTCGTATGCCGAGATGGCATTTCGAATACTGTCAAGAAGACCGGCGGTGCTGTTACCAACTGCTGTCATGGAATGCAGCACATTCATGAACATCTGGAAGCCACGTACGATGCCGGTGATCACGGTCGCGATACCACCAGTCAAGAGTGAGTTCTTGATGACTGTACCAATGCTCAAACTCTTCACCCAGTCAGTGAAGTTTTCGATGACCTTCTTGATGTTCGTCCAAATTCCGGTAAACACGCCGGAGTTGAAGTGGGTCTTGAAGAAGTTGACGACAGCTTCCTTGGCTGAGGCCAGCGCGGCCTTAACCTTGTCGAGAGCTGCCTGCCATTTTGACGCAAAGCCGCCCGCACCATCAGCGCCAGACAGACCAGCCGTCCAAGCGTTGAAGAAGGTCATGAACTCCTTGATGGCGTCCGCGAGCATCGGCTTCAGCTTCTCGAGATTCCCGTCCAGGAAGTCGAAGAAGCGGTTGATGTTCTCGATAGACTTAGCAGCCACGTCAGCGATACCCGTCCAACTGGACAGTTTCTCGCCAACGCCGTCAAGACTGTCGATTACCTTACCAACGGGAAGGAGATCCAGCGCCTTGCGGAGTGTCTGGAGAGCACGGCTGACGCCGGCACTCATAACCTTGAAGCCGGCAAGCACCGTGTCCGTGAAGACCTTCATGAATGCAAAGACGGTCTTCGCAACGATCCCGAGTCGACGCAGACTTTCCTCACTAGGCTCAAGAGCTTTCATGAAGTTCTTGAATCCCTCAGAGATGGTCTTCAGATTCTCTGCCGTGACTGGCGGGAAAATATCCTTGAAGGCCTTGGCGACGGTACCGATGATGCTGGAGACGCTGTTGAACGCAGATGCCAGACCGTCGATGATGTCCTTACGACCACCGAGATCAGCCCAACCTTGAAGAAGTGCGTTTCGGGCGTCAGACAGACCATCGATCATCGGTGAGACGACGTTGTTGATGTTCGTAAATAGCTCGGAAGCTTCGTCGAAGTTGCCAAGCAGAATCTCGAACGTCTTGGCCCAACCGGAGCCAATCGTCTCCTGGATAGTGTCGATAAGCTGACTGAAGGTACGAACCTTCGTGGCAGCTTCCTCAGCATTCTTCTGCTGGACCTTGAACTGCTCGATCTGAGCGTCCGTAAGTCCAAGAGCGGACATCGCGGCGTCGTCCATGTCACCCGCCATGATTTGAAGGTACTTGGACATGACGTCGGCGGAGAGCCACCCCTCGGATAGAGAGCCGTTGAAGTCCTGAGTGGCCTTCTCTGCATTGGTGCTGGTTCCCGCGAAGGTTCCCATCGCCTGAGCGATCTGGATAAGACCTTCCTGCATGTTCTTGTTACCCATTCCAGCGTTCGTAAGCGAGCGCCAGTCCATGAGTTTAATTGTGCCTGCGGAAAGGGCCTGAGACAGCTGATATGCAGCGTTAGCGGCTGCTGAAGATGTGGTTCCCGAAGCCGCAGCGGCATTCGAGAAACCCTTGATCATCGAAGCAGACTCCTCGACACCAAGACCGGCGTTCGTGAAGAGACCAATGTTGTGGGTCATCTCCGCGAAGTTGTAGATGGTCTTATCGGCGTAGGTATTCAGGCTGTCAAGAGCACTGGTAACCTGGGCGAGAGTCGTACCCTTCGAGGCGGTGTTCGCCAAGATGGTCTGAATAGAACCCATCTTGGTTTCGTACTCACCAAATCCGTCCATGATAGGCTTCATCGTGAACGAATTCAGAAGGGTAGCACCCGTAGAGATCGCCTTGGCTGCGATGTTACCCAGAGCGACCGCAGCGGTACTTGCTAGAAGATTGAACTTCTCAGCGACCATCCCGGGGGCTTCACCCAAGACTGAAAGGTTGAATCGAGCGGCGCGAGCTTCGATGCCATCGAGACCCTTAAGACCATCCTTCATCTGAAGAGCCTTGTTCAGCTGGACGAGGGACTTCTGAGAGTCGCCGACGCCCTTGGTGAACTGCACGTTGTCAAACTTAAGGCTGACAACCTTGTCTTCGATAGACGTACTCAATCTTTCACCGCCCTTTCAATGGCTTTTTCGATCTCCTTGAAGACCGGTTTGATAGCTGGGTTGATGTAGTCAATACCTCTGACGTAACCGCCAGTTCCAGTACCGTGGCCGTATTGCAGACCGACTGCTACGGGAAAACCATTGACCACGTTTGTGTTGTACCACTCAATCTCGATATAACCAGATCCTTGATTGATCCGATAATCCCAAGACTGAGAGGTACACCCGGTGTTGACGGGTGTCGCTGAAGCCAGGGCAGCTACTCCTTGACGGCCAAGTGCATTTAGTCCATGCACAATGTCACCTTTTGCTAGCTTGTTCAACCACTTTTCAGTCTTAGAGTAGCTGCCCCGGACAATCAGCTCTGCCATTTTGACTCAGCCCCAGAGGGTTCCGCGGTTGAGTTCAAACTGCAGGCATTCGACCGTGCGATAGCCACAGTAGCCATCGACAGTCAGCTCATGACCACGGTTCTGGAGGTGCTTCTGGAGCGCTTCCACCGTGTCGGGTCCCGCAATACCATCCGCCTCAATGTCAAGACGACGCTGAAGCTCAGCGATGGTGTCAGATCCGTCGTGAGGGTTGGACACCCAATCCCATCCGGTACCGGCCCGCGGGAAGTAGTCCTCGTTATCCTCATCCTGGTCCTCGATCCAGCCATTGGCGGGGAGACCCATGGACGCCTGGAGAGCGTAGGTCGTAGCCTCGCCCCACCACTTGTCGTTCATAGCATCTGCTCCAGCGGAGGTAGATTCGGAGTCTGCATCGCTCCACTGGGGGCGGAGGACGCAGTCGATACCGTAGTAGCGCTGACGACGGTAGACACCGTTACCCGCGGACTGAGAGCCAGCGTCGGACGAGGAAGTGTTACCCTCGATCGTCTGGAGCCACCCACCGCCGAGGTTCGCTTCCACGATACCGACGTGGTCAGTACGACCATCACCGTCCCAATCGAACAGGACGACATCGCCGCGCTGAGCGTCTTCGATGTCAACCTCGTTCATGCGGGACTTCGTGACGTCGGTGTTGTAGGACAGGCCACCGATAGCAGCTGCTTCGCCAGCCATGTCGAACACCATCGACACGAAAGCCATACACCACCAGATGTCGGTGGAAGGACCTGCAAGCCACGGCTGGTCCATACGCTTTGCAAGCCAACGTCCGGCCTCAGAGCCGGGTTCCGGATCGTTAGGTGCGTAGTAACCCAGGCGATAAGTCGCGTGGGAAAGGACTTCGTCAATCTTGGTCATTTACTTCCCTTCGTAAATGGGACGGTTTGCGTCTTCGTGGGGATCGGGGCCCGGAGGGACCTGAGCGTCTTCAGGAATCATCATCCTCTACTTCCTGCCCGAGCACGTCGGGCTCTATTTAGTGCAGCACGCTGTGAAGCAGCGCTCTTGGGGTTCGTCTTACTGCCAGAATCCTGCTTTGCATTGCAAATTCGAATAAGCATCAGAAGACGATTGAAATGCCACTCCTCAGCCTCGAACGGGATTTGGAATGCCACCATGTAGTAGTAGATCAGGTCGGAGGTCATCTTTTCAGAAGACTTAGACTGACCCGGTCTCGAAAGCATGACTGAAGCAGACATTGGATCTGCGATATAGGTCTTGATCGCCTCGACATGATTGTGAGTGAGGCGTTCAAGCATCTCAGGGACCTTAGACTGGTCTTCAGACATGCAGTCTACGTAGTCAAGAACTTCTTCAACCGAGGACGGAGGACGATCCACAAAGGATCGCTTCCATTTTGATTCCCATCTAACTACGGCAAGTAGGTTGTGCAAGAGCGTCAATCTGGCTGGAGGGAAAGTAATGAATTCCTCCGTCTCTCGGTTGAAGGAGGTGTGCTCGGGAAAGTCGAGCACTAAAACGAGATTACTCACGCGAGCAGCGCGAGGACCTCGTCCGGCGTGAGCAGGGTCGCCTGACCCGCATTGTCGCCGTAGAGCTTGGCCTCGATCTTCTTGAGCTTCTCGGGCGCAACCTTGGTGGAGTCGATGATGAGCTCCGCGGTAGGCTTGCGGTTCGCAACCGGAACGGGAGTGGTCGAGCACTCCCAGCTGAAGGTAATGGCTTCCGGAGAATCGGAAACCGTCGCATAGGCACGCTCAGAAGGAGCAGCGGTGGCGTTGTACACGATGTGCAGCTTGTAACCAGCTTCACCGTCCTGGTCATTGCCGATCTTGTTACGGTAACAGAACGCGAACTTGACGCGCTCCTGCTGACCGATGTAGACACCCTCAGCGATTGCGGCGGTACCATCGCACTCCGCAAACTCGTCGGGGTATGTCACGGCCTCAATCGTGAATTTCAGCTCTTCAGCCGAGATCAGATCAAGGTACTTGATATTGTCGGCGTAAACCGCGTTGGACTCAGCGCCTTCAGGTGACATGGTGACGGTGGTCAGACCGTTCCAGGCCACACCGGCCTTGTACGTCTTGCCAGCCTTGTCGTACTTGTAGAGAACGCCGTTACTGACACCGGTTTCGTAAACGTGCTCGCCGGTCTTGTCCCAGGTGAGGGATGTCATTGTCACTCCTTAATGTCGTAGATATTGAACACAAAGTGGTTCAACGTATCGGTGGTAAAGAACCGCTCGAACTCGGAGTGGACCAGCGACGCCAGAGCATCAAAGACTGGGTCGTCCGGGTTCTTGGTTATCAGGGTTACCTGATAGCGCCGATCTTGAAGGTACGATTTGTTGTCGGCGCGCTTCTTCACAACCCTGTCGAGTTCGTATACGATGGCGGGGTATGCCATTTTGACGTTACTCGGAGGTTGGAAGTAGATTCGGCAGTTGGGCGCTAAGGCCTGCAGTCTGTTATGGAAGTCACTACGCATTGTAGGGGCCTCCAACAGTGACTAGGATCCGAGGACGCTGTAGCTCTACCGAAGTGGCAGCCCATTTGACACCCTTCCATTCGACGTAGCGAATGTTGAAGAAGTTATCAAGAGTGTATGGGTCTGCGATGAATGAGAACGTGTTGCCCATAGAGAGCCCAGGAACCACGGGGGTTGCGTTCATGCGCCTTGTAAGACGAATGAGGTCTCCTCTGCAGTTCCTGGGCTCAATGGTCTCCTCGAAGACCCCGGGCGATGTCTCACGCTCTATAGCAATGCCGACGTGCCCGGAGAACTTCATCAGGCAGCGATCTTCTTGACAACCAGGGCCGACTTGACCTTGGTGAGGGCGCCAGAAACGCGTGTCTCAAGCAGGTAGGAGTACTTGTTGAAGTCGATGTCGAAGTCATCGAACATCGTGACCTCGCCTCCCTTATCCGTGCCGACATTGTAATCGGCAAGGTTGACGATGATCGCGAGGACGTCCTTGTTGCCGTCCTTCAGGCCCTTCATCTGAGGGACATCAATGATGCCCGAAACACCCAGACGATCGGCAAGAGCCTGCTTCGTCGGGTACAGGTAGTGGCCCGTAGTGTCCTTCTGCAGGAGCATGTCGGTGACGAAGCTCTTAGCACAGAACAGTGTGGGTGTGCCGGTACCCTCGAGGTCGTCCTGAGCACGGATCAGTTCGTCGACAATATCGACAGGCTTGACCGAAGCAGGCAGATCCTTCTTGAGGCAGTACAGATCATCCTCCTTCAGGATCGGTCGAATGTTCTCCTCGTTGATCTTGTCAGGATCCGAGTTGGAACGACCATCGCCCAGGAGGATGGCTCGCGCCAGTTCCTCATCCAGCTTCGAACGCATCTCACCCTTGACCCAGGCGATAACGTCGAAGTCGGTAATATCCAGGAGGTCATCTCGGTCGAACTTCTGGAGCTTGTAAATGGTCGTGGGGGAGGTCGTGCGCTTCAGGAGCTTGAAGACCTCCTCCTTCTTACGAGCACCGGTAATGTAGCCCTTGGCTCGGGCCTCATCTGCCGTAATATCAGCCTGCATCGACTTGATACGGGTGAACGGGGTGTGGTGGGTGCCACTCAGAACCGGCTTAACCCAGCCCTGGTCACGGTCGATGAAGGTCGGCGGGACATCGAGGTTCTTCGCATCAGGGAAGAGCAGATCGATGTTGGAAATACCGTAGGTCTTCTCGGCGTGAGCGATGTCAGCATGGGAAAGACCGTTCTCCTCGGCGGCGGCCATGAAGACCTCGCGAAGAGAATTCGCCTTGGTGCGAACGGCGTCCTTGAAGGCCGTATCGATCGTGGAGTGATACAGGGTGTCGCCCTCGTTGGGCGTGCCACCGTTTTCGAAGATGTTAGTGTGTGCCACAGGGGCTCCTTCCTTGTTGGGCTCTGCATCCGAGCCGGGCTTCATCGATCCCTCAGCGGCCTTAGCGATGAGGAAATAGAGAACTTCCTTCTGATCCTGGGACATGGATTCGACAATATCCTTGATGGTCTTGCCTTCGCCAGAATCTTCAGTCTTGGGTGCGGGCTTCTCGGAGTCCGCGTGGGCCAGGTGTTCGCCGGTCATAATATACGCCTCGTCAGTCGCTTCGTAGGTGCCGTCGCCATGGGCGAGAGCAATGTTTTCGATCTTTGCACCGGGATTTGCTCCGGACAGCACGAGGCTGACTTCGACGATGTTCCCATGCATAACGTCCCCGCCACTCTGGGTGAGGTTGTTTGCGTAGATGGACATCGAATCGACATCTCCGTGCTTCAGAAGCTCACGAGCATGCTTCGCGGTAGGGGTGTCGTTGAAGAAACCGTAGGCGTAAACGCCATCGGCTCGGTTTTCCAGCTGGACATGGCCCAGAACGTTTGAGGCATCGTTGTGTCCGTGCTGCCAGACGAGAGGGACCACGTCCCCGTCGTTGTCGGCAAACGCGTTGTGGCGGATAGTGCGTCCGTCACTGCACTTGATGTCGTTCTTGGTCGCCCACCCGGAGAAATCAAACGTCGAATCCGTCATTTTCTTCCTCTTCAGTTGGTTCTACGGGCGGTGCCATGGCAGCGTCGCCCATCGGGTTGATGTTCGGGTTGCTTAGCGAGTCGCCGACAGGTTCATCGCTTCGAGGCAGACCCAAATATGATCGTACCTCGTTGGGAGTCATGATCTGAGTGGTGACCATGACTTGCGCAATCTCGGAAATCTTCGAGATCGAGACGTTCTGGAACGGGTCCCGGAAATACTTGACTGTCTGACCTTGCGATCGGGCAGTCTTCGTAATGAACGTCTTAGCCATCGCAGTTGTGATCTCCGATACGATCGGCTCGATAGTCCGGTTATAGTAGTTCAACATGGTCTGCTCATCGGCAGTACCGTTGAACACCGTTTCGGGCATACCGAGCATGCCGTAGAGCTGCTGAGTCAAGTACTTGATCTGTTCGAGCAAGTTATTCTCAGCAGGTCTGTTCAACTGTGTGAACTTCTCTGCAGCATCCATATAGGCGATACCGAACTGACCGTTTGAGAGCTGTTTCTCAACATCCCTCATCCGTTTCTCGGCTTCCTCTTTGCGCCGTTCTGTGCGAACAGTGTAAGGAAGCTGGACGATGAGATCCAGTTTCTTGCCGGCAGCGGCGTTGTCGATCGCATCGAGAACCCTTAGCTTCGAACTGAGTCGAGATGCCAGAGATCCACGGTTCGATGTTATCGACGCGATCGGATTCTGCACAATGGCGACGAGACGCTTTGGGATCTCTACCGATTCACGGTTACCCGTCTTCTCGTTGTAGACATCCGCCACGATTGACGTAGTCTTGAACTCCCGGATCTTGCCGACTCGCATCGAGTAGATGTCATATGCGTTCGAATCCACCGGACTATTAGAGAAGTCAGTGGGTACAATCGCTGCGACACCTTCCTCCAGCATCGTCAAACAGAGATCCTGCATGAACGCTCGCGGAGTCTGATCGATGTTTGGAGAGATCGTGAGACAGTCGTTGAATCCCGACTTGAGATCCTCGAGATATGTCTTGTCGTAGTCAGTCCGAATATGTCTGATTGACACCTTTGCAACATCCACCGAGATCTGGTTGAAGATCGTGTCGATGATGTTACTCTGCACGGCATACCGATACGGGGATTGAACGGTAGGGGTGCTTTCTCGCAGTTCCATTTTGAATGGATCCTGCATGTTGCGGTTGGGATTCATGAACGCATTCCATGCGTGTGCGAGACGACCCATAGTCACCTCCTTCCTATTCGAATTCGTCGCGGTTCTGCTTGTATGCGACAAGAGCATCCATCATAGCTGCCACTGCATCGATCTTCTGATCAGCGCGTTTCTTGTGGAGCTTGCGGTTACCGTTGGTATCTGACATCACGATACAGTTGCCCATGGCATAAGACATGAGTTCCTGATCGAAGTGCAGATGGCGATCCTGTGCAAGGGCCTTCAGCTCACCAAGAGGGACTGTCTCCGTCTTAGCGCCCTGAATGACCTTGACGATGCCATACTCGCCATGTTCAGTGCCCCAACGCATGATAAATTCTTTGGCGTTATACGGGTCAAACCCGACAGCCCTAACGTCGTACTCGTTGTCTTCGACGTACGAGACGATGTCATCATAGACTTCCATCATGTCTAGGATCGTTCCATCCAGGACTCGCAGGGAACCTTCACGGATGAAGTGTTCGTACTTCTCACGTGCTGCACCTGGAAGCTTTAGGTGAGTTCTCGACGAGATGTAGCATCTAGTCTTGACACCAAAGCTGTCCGCGGTAAGCGGGAACAAGAATGTGAACGCACAGAAGTCGTCACCTTGCGAGAGATCAAGACCCATGGCGCAAGGCATCCCCCAGAATTCCCGCTTCCGAAGAGGCAGGGTCTCCTGGTACGTGAAGAAGTACGTGTAGCCTTCCATCGGAATCCCGAATCGCTTTGCCAGGATGTCGTTCCGGGCTTCCGGGACATTCTCAGCACGATTTACGTCACGCTGATAGGTCTCGTACGATACGGTTCTTCCGATGTTGGGCTGTGCCTTCATCCACATGTCGGGGTCGCCCACTTCGCTCACGTCATCTAGCCGATAATGCCAGATGCTCGTATGTGGATCGTAGTACTCTCCCTTTAGGATCTTGCCAAGTTCCATTTTGATGCTATCGCCAACGGAGTTACGAACCGTACCCTCCGAGGAGATAGCGACGATCATCCAGTCCTTGACCTTAGAAGCGCCCTGCTCTAGTGCACCGACAACATCCTCGCGGACGTCGCCAGAGAGCCATTCGTCGATGGTATTCACCTTCGTACGAAGACCCTGTAACTTGTCGATTCGCATAGGACGGACTTCGATGATGGATCCGTTGAGGAAGTTCTCAACGCCCTTCTTGGTCGAGGCCAACTGTTGGCGCATTGCACGGTTACCTGTAGTGTTCTGGAGTGATCCTGCGGTGAGGAATTTGAACAGCGGTCCTGGAGCTCGAGCCACGGCCGTGCGGATCGGAGACAATGTCTCTTCCGCCTGTGCCATGGTCGGAGCGGTCGCCACTTGATGGGTCGAAGACGGATCGATGTTGAGGAAATACGCATGCAGGAACGCAGCATACATCGACTTGGCGGCGCCTCGTGCCACGATCAAGTACTGCTTGTTGACAAGTCGTTTCTTGATTCGTTTGGTAACGTAGCGACCACCATGACCGTCTTCGAACGGCTCGTATACGGACAGTTCTTCGAAGTAGAACCACGACAGCAGAGACTCCGCCCACAACTTGAACGACGGGAGCATCTGTACAGGCTGTCCGTCAGTTAGCGTTAGTTCCGATTCGCAGTAGTTGATGAAACCATCGATGGCTGTACTATCGTAGTAGTACCTAGGATTCTCGATCAGCTGATCGATCCGATTCATCTCCTTGGAGATCTCCTGACAAACAGGAATGACTCCTCGGATTACCGCATCACGAAACTCTGCGTAGTATTTCGGAGTTTCTGTGTTGGATAGCACTACTGAATAGACCCCGTCACTGACTGGAACTGACGCTCGTAGCTGTCGACTGCGTGGTCAAGGAACTTCTGAGCGTATTCACGCGTCTGAGGCTCGTTCTTAGGCATTCGGATGCCGGTGGAGGTGTAGATGGCAATCGCCTTCGCAGCGTAGTCGCGGTAACCCTCCATGAAGTCCTTGTCGTTCTTGTAGAACTTCATAGTTTCGTTGGTTTCACGGATGCTACGCATACGAGACTTGTGCGACTTCCAGCTCTGAGGATCCGCCGCATGACGACGCTCCTTAGCTACCTTGTAGCCAGCATCTCGAGCCGCCTGACGGACCGGATCCTTACGGACACCCCAGCGCATACCCTTGATCCCGAAGTGGGTCAGGGAATCACTTTGGTCGAATTTGCGACCATACATTGTACAGGTCCTTTCCCTTCTCGAGGTAGATCTTGGAATCAGGGTTCTTCATCTGCTTGAGAGTGAAGTCGGCCCCGAAGAACAGACTATTAACCGCAAGCGATGCGCCCTTCTTGATCATCTGATCTTCCATGCTGGTTTTGAACTTGGTTCCGATTCGACTGGCAGCAGACTGCGGCGCAAGCTGAGCGTATTGACGCTCTAGGTTTGCACGGTTGATCCTATTTTGAAGTTCCTGGTTGGATAGGTATCGAGCCTCTTCCCTTCGGGATCGTTGAGAACCATGAATCCGCTGGACCCCTTGTTCAGGAGCCTTACGGACTCCCCACCGCATACCTTTGATGCCAAAGTGGGCTAGCGACTCAGCGTATAGGTGTGTCAACGCTCATCCTCCATTCGAGTTCGTTCTTGGCTTTCGTGATAGCGTCTTGAACTGTCGCCGAAGCGGATGGATCGAAGAGTAGCTTCACGGAAAGCTTGATGTACATCAGAACTTCCTTGGGAATCGAATCCGAATCCGTAGATGCGGTGTATTCTGGTGTCTCAGACAGGATCTGGCCGAGAGTGAACGCCGACATGTCGATGTGACCTGTGATGGCACCATCGAAGGAGAGGTCGTCGACTTCGATACCGAGGTAGTCCTTGACGCTTTGAAGTAAGGTCACCATAAAATGTGATCCCCTTCCCTGCGCTCATAGCCGACGAACCTAGATGTGTCCAAGGTCCCGTAGTGAATCGCGTTATGGGTGTCCATAGACACCGTAATTAGATTCTCAGGATCCAGAAGCATCTTATTGCGATGCAATATGTCGTCGGGGGTAATCGGTTGTATGTGATGCACGTAAAGCGCATCGAAGATTTCGTAACCTTCACACGCAAGATCTCGTCCGAGGTCTCGAGTGATGATATGGTTACGAAGGTCGCGCCACTCCCGGGATTTGTAGAACGCTTGGTTCAGGTATCGCTGGTGCGCAAACGTCTGCTCGCCCACCATGCCGGTTAGACGCAAGTACTTGTATCGTTCCTCGAAGGTGGGAAGCTCAATACACTCAGAATACGTCATCCGTTCCACCAGAGTACCTCCTCATTGCGTCGACAGCCTCTTGGACAAGCTCTTCAGTGCGAGCGGCAGAAGCAATGCTTTCTGCTTTGGCTTTTGCGAGCATCGTTTCTTGCCGAAGCTTCTCTAATTCGAGCTTGTCGCGTTGGCCGGCGAGCTTGAGATAGTGACTAATCACGGACGGCGATGCTGTTCCATCTCGAAGTTGCTTCTCGGCCAATGTCACCGCGAGATTGATCAACATGTTTTCTGATTCTTCGGGAGTGCGCGGGGCTTTAGCCTTTCGCGCCACTAGTTCTCATTCCTTTCGACAGAGTTTACCCTGAGTTCTGGGATGCCTTAGAGATGGCGGACCAACTCTGAAAAATCCTACTGGGGAAGAAGCAAACCCAGTTCTCTAAGACATCACAGAACCCAGGATCGAATATACCCCCGGAGCAAATATCGCCGCCCCCTCGATATTTGCTC